ACGAGTCATGAAAGAGATGTTCCCGCCTGACGGGCCAGCACGCGAGAAGATCGTTGGCGATCCTACATTAGATAAGGTTGAGAAAGCTCAACGCATTACCAAATACACGAACTGGCAGCTCACAGAGCAGATGCCAGAGTTCAGAGCCGAGTTAGAGCAGCTCGTGACCCAGTTGCCTTTGGGCGGTGGTCAGTATCTCAAGATGACGTGGGACGGCAATAAGAAGCGACCTGTCCCGATGTTCGTTCCGATTGACGATGTCTATTTGCCATTCGCAGCGACCAACTTTTACACAGCAGAGCGCAAGACTCATGTGCAGTACATCACTCGCATCGAGTACGAGAAGCGCGTTAAGGCTGGCGATTATCTTGATGTCGACATGCGTGTTGACCCATTGCCACCAGAAGAGTCCAAAGCATCAAGAGCCAATGACAAGATCGAAGGCCGCCAGTCCGATGGCTACAACACAGACGGTCTACGCACCATCTTCGAATGCTATGTGATCCAAGACCTTGACAACGGTGACGGTGTCTCACCATACGTGATCAGCATTGACAAGAACACGCAGCGTGTCTTGAGCATCTATCGCAACTGGGAAGAGGACGACGAGACCAAAGACGAGATGCAATGGCTTGTTGAGTTTCCATTTGTACCTTGGCGTGGTGCTTATCCAATCGGCTTGATTCACATGATCGGTGGCTTGAGTGCCGGCGCTACAGGAGCTCTTCGCGCGCTGCTTGATTCAGCCCACATCAACAACTTCCCTGGACTCCTGAAGCTGAAGTCAGGAGCCGGTGGTCAAACAGACCGCGTCGACCCTACTGAAGTGAAAGAGATCGAAGGCACATTTGGCCAAGACGATATTCGCAAGGTGCTGATGGCAATGCCATACAACCCACCTAGCCCAGTCTTGTTCCAGTTGCTTGGCTTCTTGGTTGATGCTAGCCAGAACGTGGTCCGCACGACATTTGAAGAGTTTGCTGATAGCAATGCCAATACACCTGTTGGTACCACCTTGGCTCGCCTTGAGCAAGGCATGGTCGTGTTCTCAGCCATCCATGCTCGTATGCATGACGCCATGGCTCGTGTATTGAAGCTTCTGTTCCGCTTAAACCGTACCTACCTAGAAGAAGCCCAAGTCATTGACGAGACTGGCGAGCTGATGGTAAAACGTTCAGACTTTGAAGGTCCGATGAACGTGATCCCAGTATCAGATCCCAACATCTTCAGTGAAGCACAGCGCTTTGCTCAGATCCAAGCGGTCATGCAGCGTGCCAAAGAGATGCCACAGCTCTATGACCTACGCAAGGTTGAAGAGATGTTCTTGGTTCGCTTGAAGATACCTCAGGGCAAAGACCTGTTGCTACCGAAGCAGCAGCCTTTAGAACTGAACGCAGTCAACGAGAACATTGCGGCCACGATGAAGCGGCCAATCGTTGCATTCCCAGAACAAGATCACCTGGCTCACTTGCAAGTGCACTTGGACTTCATCACAAACCCCATGTTTGGTGGCAACAAGATCATTGGACCACAGTGCGTGCCATTGCTGCTTGATCACATCAAAGAGCACATGGTCTTATGGTATGCAAACCAGATCTTCAATGAGGCGTCTGATGCTGCCCAAGTCGACATTGGCGAGATTCAGAAGGGCGCGACGGCCGAGGAGAAGAAGAGCCTTGATCAGATGCTTGCTGCCACATCCCAGATCGTGTCTAAGCAAGCAGAAGAGACATTCAGCTCAGTACCTGCTATCATCCAGCAGACCATCGAGACCCTCCAGGCCATGATGCCACCGCCTCAGATGCCAGCAGATCCTCGTGTCGAGGTCATGAAGCAGCAAGTCGAGGCACAAGCTGCCAAAGACCAGGCAGATGTTCAATACAAACAGCAGAAGCTGCAGCAAGACGCCCAGACCAAGGCTCAGGAGCTTCAGGCCAAGAGCCAAGAGAAGATGCAAGACATCCAGCGTCGTATGGCCGAGTTGCAGGAAGAATTCAAGAAAGAAATTATGCGTCAAGAGGCCGAAGATCGACGCACACAAGCCGAGATCCAAGCACGCCTCGAGATGAACGAGTCAGACAACCAAACAGCCAAGCAGCTCGCTGCCCTAGAGGTAGCGACTGGCGAAAGAATCGCGGTCTCAACAGGGACCGGGATAAACCCCTCACCACGCAGATAAGGAGTAATCATGGTAGCAATCAATCTACACAAACAGATGGCCATGGGAAAAGGTTATCCCAAAGCCAAGAAAGTATCTAGTGATCCATCACCAAAGGCTGCAATGCCAAGTGCTGATTACAAGATGACGCCTAAGATGAAGACCGAGAAGGTCACCGGCGAAGGCGGCGGCAATGGCGGTACAAACAGCCAACGCGGCAAAGGTCCAAACATGATCTCAACAGTCATGGGCGGCCGTAAGTAATGCTTGACAAATTCTTCGCGAAGATCCAGGCTGAGAAGGAAAAGATGGCTCATGAAGCCGTCGCCATGAAGCCAGGTGAGGGCAAAGACATCAGCTTTGAGTATGGCTACAGGCAAGGCGTCTATCAAGGCCTTGAGATGGCAAAGCAGCTGATCGAGCAAGTCCTTCGCGATCAAGACAAACGAGATTCAGATTTATAAACCCAGCAGACGGAGAAGCGAATGCTATTAGAAACACCACTATCAATGCAGTACGACTCAATCGACGATGCCTTCCCGGCAGTCGATCCAGGCATTATTCCATTTGGAAGTCGAGTCATGGTTCAAATTCGTCGGGCCAAGAGCCAGACAAGCGGCGGAATCTTTATCCCAGAGGAAGCCCGTAAGACAGAAGCCAGTAACACCCAGGTCGCTAAGGTTGCAGCGATCGGTCCATTGGCTTACAAGAATCGAAACACCATGGAGTCGTGGCCAGAAGGCAATTGGTGTCAGATAGGTGACTTTGTTCGCACACCTAAATATGGCGGCGATCGTTGGACTGTGAAGTCTGGCGATGAAGAGATTGAGTTCGTGATCTTTAATGACCTTGACATTATCGGCAAGGTTACCATCGATCCGACTCAAATGAGAGCGTTTATCTAACTGCTGAAAGGAGCAGGAAATGGCAGAAAACAAAGGTGAAAACCTCTTAATTGAGGACGACGAGGACCAAGAGTCTAAGTCAAAGTCTCAGGAAGTTGAGTTCGTACCGGTCGAGAAAAAGGCCGACGATCAAGATGACCATGATGACGATGAAGGTGATGAGGGCGGCGAAGATGCGCGGTTGTCGGAAGACAATGAAGACCGCGAGGAACTACGCCGTAAGCGTCGCGAAGAAAAGGCAGAGCGCGCAGCGCGTAGAAAAGAAGCCATTCAACGTGACAAAACAGAGCTAAACTTCCTGAGACAGAGGAACGAAGCACTTGAAAAGCGCATGTCTGCCGTTGAGAAGACTGCAGTGGCCAATACCATCTCGAATATTGACGTTCGCCTGAACGACAAGATCGCTGAGGTACGAGCTGCTGAACGAATCATGGGACAAGCTGTCGAGGCAGGTAACGGAGAAGATGTAGCCAAGGCTCTTCGCATCCGTGACGAGGCCATGAAGCAAGTGCAACAGCTGCAAGTGATGAAGCATCGTCAATCGCAAGCAGCTCAAGAGGTTCAACAGCAACCGTCAGTCGATCCCGAAATCGCGAGCTATGCCCAAGACTGGGTAAGCCGCAATAAGTGGTATGACCCGCACGGCAAATCTGAAGAATCAAAAATTGTTTTAGCAATTGATCAGACTTTGGTAGAAGAGGGCTATAATCCAAAATCAGAGGCGTACTGGAAAGAACTCGATCGTCGAGTCGCCAGACGACTGCCTAATCTCACAGGAGGCAGTGATAACGATGATGATGGTGCTAGCACAGCAAGAACGGGCCGCAAAGGTCCTCCGGTTGGTTCCACACGGGACCATGCGCCAGCCTCATCTCGCCAACAAGTCTATATCAGCCCAGAACGAAAGCAAGCAATGATCGATGCCGGAGTATGGGAAGATTCCGTTTTACGCCAACGCTACTTGAAGCAGTACGCCAAGTGGGACCGCGATAATTCTAACAATGCAACTCGCTGAAAGGAGTGAGAAAATGAACGACGAAAGATTGAAAAAAACAGCTGATGTGTCTAGGCAGTCTCGAGCAGCCACTGATCGTGCAGTGACTGAGAATCGTGAGATAAGCGACGATGACCGTGTAGAGATGTTCAGATCGCAATTTTTCCAAGACGCTTTGCCAGATTTACCAAAGCTTTCAGGTTACCATACATGCTGGTTGACCACTACAAATCCCCGTGACTCTATTCAGCAACGAATTCGTCTGGGATACGAACCTATTAAGCCCGAAGACGTGCCTGGCTGGGAATACGTCACTATTAAGACAGGCGAGTGGCAGGGGTTCATTGGTGTCAACGAAATGCTCGCATTTAAGATTCCCATGTCGCTGTATCATCGCTACATGCAAGAAGCTCACCATGATGCTCCTGCACGTGAGGACGAAAAACTCACTGCAGTTCTAGATAGCATCAAGGAAAGTGCAGAGGCAGCAGGTGGTCGAATCGTGGAAGGTGATGGTATCTCAGCATTGCGTGAAAACGCTGGCCGTAGATCTTCTTTTGAGGAACTATGACAGTATTCATCCAATCCTTTTCTGAGGAAAACCAAACATGTCTACAGTAAATGCACCGTTTGGCTTCCAGCCCGTATACCACGCAAGTGGATTTGTACGGCCTGCAGCCTTCACGCTGGCAAATAATGCTGCCGTAACGTTGTTGCAAAACCAGCCCGTCAAGCTTTCAACTGACGGAGTTGTTGTTCCTGCAACCGTTGGCGACCCATTTGTCGGTACATTCCAAGGTGTTGAATTCACGGATGGCGATGGCCGTCGTCGTGTATCTAACAAATTCTTGGCCAACACTCCAGCAACTGATATTGTTGCGTACATCACCATTGACCCTACGATCGTTTATCAGAT